AATCATGACCAATGTTTGTGTCAAAGCAAACTGCCAGGGCTTTCTGCAACAGATCGGGCAAGGCATTCTTGCTCAGTTTCTGATGCTTACCATCAAGAATCGTAATTGATTCCATAATGGCATTATGTAACGCACGATCTTGGCACCATTTCTCAGTTGTGTCGAGTAACCATTCCGAATCTTCTGACTTCGGCGTAAAGATGTCAGGTAGAATGTCAACAGCGTGCGTATACATTTCGGCATTGATTGAAACCTCATCAAGTTCAATCTTTAATGCCTCTTGGGTTGGGAGTTTATTGTACTTCTGTACAAACTTCACTACCTGATTGAACAACTCACGGTAGACTCCCTCGAAGTATTCTTTCTTAATAAACGGAAGAACCTTTCTCATAAAAGATTCTTGCGTTAACATGTTACGAAGAATTGTTTTTTCTAATTCAATTGTCAAGTTCTTTCCTCGGTAACTAAAGCGTTTTCGGCAATTGCCTTTTCAAGTATATCCTCAAGAATCAAACCAACATATTCTTGCAGATTAGCAGAAGTTGTGCTTAACTCTGAGTCAGGCGTGCTAACGATTTCAAAATTGAAATTTAAACATTCTTGCTCTTCATTGAAAGAGATAGCGCCATAACGTATAACAGTTTCAACGAAGTCGCCTTCTTCTATTCTAACGTACCACGCTTGACTATTAGGATCATCGTTAGGAATCAGATTGTAATGAATACCCTCTGATACTTTATTCAAGTTCATTTTCAATATCCAACTCAACGGATGACTTATGACCGATCATATATACTTGCTGAATAAATTCTTCGAAATCAGTTGTGGCAAAAATATCTTCCCAAAATTCAGCGTTAAGTTCTGATGCTCGATACTTCTTTTCTACGCCTACTTTTTGGTACCAACCGTTTGATGGTTTTACAACATACCCACCGGCCATAGCAACATCAAGCAAACCGCTGTATTGATCAATGCCACCGTCCCATGAAACAGTAATAGGAATCTTACTCTTTTCCTTAACATACCTTGATTTATCCACGTTGATGATAAAATCATAACCAGTTACCTCTGTACCAGTTTTATTTTGTCGGCGTCCAAGAATCCAGATGTTGTCCGCGGAATAATATATTCCAGTACCACCACCAACAATATCCTTGGGAAACAAACCAATTTCTTTGTAGGTGTGATTGACTGCCAGAAGAGGCACATTCTTCATAGTCAGATATGGTGTGGTCATACGAAACAAACCTTTCAGTGCCTTAGCTCGTGACATATCAGCAACTGACTTCTCATCGAGAGCATCCTCGAGTTCTTTCTTAGATGCAAGGTTACCAATTGAATCGATGACCACAATAACTTTTTCACCATTCTCGATGTTATCAAGTTGACCGATCAGGTCAAACTTTAATTCTTCAACGTTAGTGATTGGAACATGAAGAACACGAGAAGTATCAATACCAAACGTATCGAAGTATGACTGAGGTGAACCAAACTCTGAATCATAGAACAACATAACTGCTTCAGGGTCAGACTCTAGGAATGCTGCGGCAATCTTCAAGGCAAACGAAGTTTTGAAATGCTTAGATGGACCCGCTAAAACGGTAAGACCTGGCGCCAAACCACCCTCAACGGATCCTGAGAGCGCCACGTTGAGCATTGGGACGTCGGTCTTAACCATTTCTTTGTTTGTAAAGAACTCTGACTTATCAAGGCGCTGAGTATGCTTGAGTTTACTGTTCTTTTGTAGTTTAGCCATTAGTGACATATTTTAGTTCCTATAAATGAATTCAATTGCGCTGTTTGCTTCAAGTTCTAGAGGTCTATTATCATACCAATTTCCTGTATCTTTGTCAAACTCTCTACATAAATCAGCAATTTCTTTTGGGGTTATGGGATATTCTGATTTGACTGCATTGCCAGCAATAGCAACCATAATCTGAAACATTTTGTGATACCAACCTGTTCCGCTGATAGTCATATACTCTTGAGCAAGGCGCTTAGGAAAGAACGGACAGTCACGATAAGATGTCCAGTGTATGTCATTGTTTTGCGCTTGCTCTTTTCTGTAATTGATAACTTGATCTCGAACTGCAGGTGGAAGTTTATCTAGGAAGTTTTTATGTTTCGTCTCTGCCGTAAACTCATATGCCTCCATCAGATCAAACGGGTTCATAAACTTACCGCTGTTAGCAAAGATGAAGTTGAATGCATCTGGATACTGCGCAGGAACATAGTACATTCTAGAAGTATCTTTAGTTTGTTTGTCTCCTATGTCTTTCAGTTTCTTGTTAAGAGCATACCAAAAATGTGGTATCTTGTCACCTGGCACCTCATCTGTCAGAGGGAATACCAATCTAAATTTAGGTTGGATTGCAGTAGATGAAGCAGTTGAGTAACAAATAAATTCATACTCTCCGCATATTGACCGTATAGTTCCACGGAGATCGCCCACAGGATTATAATCGTCAACATCGACAGCACACCAACGACCCCAACGATTAACATTCTTATTAGAACGGGTGCTATCAGTATGATAAACAGCAGGACTAATAAGGGGAGAAGAGTTTGGTCCACCTTTAGCGCCTTCTTTTTCAAATAAATTCATGAGCAGTTCCGAGAACTTTTCCCAAGTGTCGAAAGACATTTGACGGTGTGTTTTGTTGTCAAATGTATTTTTAAATATAGTCAAGGAAAACATATATGTTATTCTATGCTATTTCGTTACGAATGTCAAACGAAGAAATCTTCCAATGACGCCTTGGGAGAATCTTCCCATCCAATAGCATGTAAGATAGGAAGCAGCGGTTCAAGAAAAGATTTTGAAAACATAATGTTGTAGTCAATATCTTTGTGAAGTTTTAATTCAGATGGCAGGTTGTTTGGGAACGCGATGACGTTTTCTCTGATCCTGTTAGGAACCTTTAGATAGACATACTTGATCTTCTCACCATCTTTGATAATCTCATACTTCTGATCAAGTTTTTCTTTCAGAACGTGATAGTTATATAGCAGAGATCCGCGAGAATGAATCGGCGTACCCTTAGTGTAGATTGTTTTTCTATCATTCCATTTTTTAACATCTCGTACTGTTCGGGGAAAGGCAATCTCTTCGGGCGATAGGTTGTAGAACTCGCTCTTAAAATCTGCGATAAACTTTTGAGTATCTGTTTCAGTTCCAGAAATAATTACCTTGAATATTTGTTCAAACTTGTCGCGGCACACCTGAGGTGTACTGGACTTGACTGCCTCAATACCCATGATCTTAAGTTTAGGTTCGGCATATTGAACGCCCTCGTTATTATGAACGTTCAGAATATACCTTTTCTTTGCTGTCCAGATACCACGATCAGCAATCGCTTCGCGCTTCATAACCATACGATTTTCATATGCATTTGTTTCTTTGGCGAACTGATCATAACCCTTGGCGATAACCTTTTCGAAGTGTTGGCAAACACCATCAAGAAACTTAACAGGGTTCTTTGGTTTGTTACTCTCAACTAGTTTAGACATGTCAATGTAAACTGAGTCAGTATCAATCGCAATAACATAGTCTTCGTCAGTCGATAGTAATTTATTCATCTCATCGTTGACTGACTTTTCTGCTGTTAGAATGGCACGCTGACCTGTAGTTGTAATCGCTTCAGCAATTCTCAGGTCAAAGTATCGAAACCATTTGTTAGCCAAAGCACCATAAAGAGAGTTCATCAAAATCTTAATTGCCATCTGCTGATTGTCAAAGATAGTGATATCGTTCTCAAGTTTTTTGGTTGGTGCCTCTTGATACTTTTTCTTTGCCTCGAGCATTTTATCTTTTGCTTCAACGCGGTCAGCATAGAACTTCTTAATTACCTTGGGAATAATACCTTCAACGTCTTTACGATAACAACTACCGTTTGCTGCCTGAGCAAAGTCACCTTCACCCTCTAGCGTCAGGGTTTCGGGCGACATGTTATACTGTACGATAATGTTAGGGTAAAGAGAGTTCAGGTCAAAAGAACAAACCCAATCAGTTCTGCCGATCTTTGGGTCTTTCACAAACCCGCCGACAATCTTGTTCTTGGTCTTCAATTCTTTGGGCGGAACTACTATGTTTTCCTTGAGTAGTTCGTTGTAAATAACTGAATCCCATATCTGAGTAGTTCCAAACGCGTCGTTATAATTACTCTTTGCTTTATACGCCATGGTCATTGCTAGGGTAATCAATGCCATCTTTTCCTCAAG